TCTCCGCCACAATCCCGGCCCGCACTACGTGGCCATGCCCCAGCGTGACCAGCGAATCGCGGAATCGCTGCAGGCCCGTGGCCTCATCACGATGGCCCCAGCGCCAGTCAACGACCCTAAGGGGCTGCCGGTGTTCACCCTCGAAGCGGTGGGGGCGCCCCAGTCATGAGCGGAGAGTGGAACACTCAGCGCGAGCGAAAGCAACTCGCCTTGGATGCCCGGGAGATGGAGCGGGAGCAACTCCGGCTGGAGAAACGCCAGCTCCGGGATCTGCGGTGGGCGGTCGAACGCTCCAGCCTGGCAGCTTCGGACTGGTCAGACCTACTGGCCCTGCAGGCTGCCCACGGCAAAGAAGGGCCGCTCCAGCTATGGCGGGAACTAGTGCCCTACTGGCGGGCGTGCCAACGCTGCAACGGCGGCGCTGACATACCCCCGGAGCTTTTTCCACAGGCTACGGGTGTTTTTTCGCGCACCGATCAACCGCCGGCTCCCGCAAACCGGACCCGCTCCAGCAAGGGCGCCAGCCGCAAGCGCCGCAGTGATGCCGGCATCACCAAACCACGCAAACAAACCACCAACGTTTAAGCCATGCTCGTGATCTACTGTTCCGGTTCCTGGCAGCTGATCAGCTGCCGTCAGGATCTCAAAGCCGCTTGGCGCCACGCCCACAAGCTCCAGCACTTAACCGGCCTGCGGCATTACGTAGGCCGTCTGTGACGCTCCAGCCCTGCCCTATCGGGTGGGGCTTTCCTTTGTCTCGCAATGAGACTCATCTGCGACGCTTGCCGATGCTCTCCAGCCGCTGCCCATCGGGCTCTGCATCACCCGCCAGTTCATACAGGGCCGCTACCCCCAGGAACGCACCAGCCAACAACAATGCCGTAGCGATGAGACTCATGAGACTCACCATGAATGGCGATCAGTACCAGCATGAATGGCTTTCCGTCATGCTGCATGAATGGCGTCTCAGGCTGAGACTTGAATGGGATTTTGGAGAGCTGCGAAGTATTGCTCCACCCTGGCCATGAATGACTCCTCAGCCTCTTTGAGATCGCGCAGCGACATGGTGTGAATGTTGGGAGCGCCGCAGCGGCGGGCCAGCACGATGGCTGCTCCAGTCGGTTGGAGGCCGGTGAGATGCTTGAGTCCCAGGCTGTAGGCGCCGCACTGGTCGATGTATGAATGGCCGGGTGGTAAGCGCTCCAGGCCGTCGTCGTCAAGTTTGGTCTTGCGGCCCACGCTGGTCTTCCAGTCCGCTAGTACCAGCTCGTTATTCTTGAGGCCCACCAGGGCGTCGCAGGTTCCAGCAAAGCCGGCGGGGTGGTGGATGCTGAACTCACTGGCGAAAATTTCGGTGACGTTATCGGCGATCCAGTCGGACAGGCTGCGGGCGTAGCCGGAGGCGCTCCAGCCAACTCGGGGAACGTTTGGTCTTACCCGCTTGAGTGCCCATTGCGTGATCGGCGTGGGGATGCGGGCTAGTCCTTGGGCGTCCCAGCGGATCGCGTTGCGCTTGTTTGCAGTGGAACGCGCCAGCTGCATGGAGGTTTTTAGTAAATACTCGGCCTGACTGTGGGCCATGTTGCCTCGGGTGGCGGCAACGTTGCGCTGGCAGCTTGCTTCGACTGGTCCCAGGCGGGCTTCCCAACGCTCCAGCCCGGTTTTGTCGCTTGTTTCCTTCAGGATGTGTGTAACACTATGGTATACATTACCCTTGATGTCCCGGTAGACCCGGAAGGGGCCACTGTTGTCTTGCTCCAGCCTCCATTTACGCAGTCCTGCCAGCGTGTCTTGGGTGTTGGAGGCCATGAAGTTATTCTTTCCCAATTTGATAATACCAGTAAAAAGCCCCCTGGGTTAGAGGGGGCGGTGTTACTTAATGGTCGTTAAGTTACCGATCAGGCAGCCTTAAAAGGATTGCCACCACTGAGAAGTCGGCTGATGTCAAAGCCTTCGGCCTTGGCTTCGAGCCAGGCGGCATCGACGTGCTCTTGGCTGCCCTTCTTGCGGGGGACCGGGCGGACGGTGTACTCGGTGAGCAGGCCGCTGCCCTTCTTGCTGATCGTGAAGTCCCACTCCAGCAGGTTCTCGTAGTCCTCCATTTGGGAGATCTGGTCGATTTCCTTGAGAATGGACTTCTGGGTGATCTGCAGGACCTGGACTTTGCCGGACTCGTAGTTGTAGACCGGGCAGGCGATGGCAAACTTCACGTCGGCGGTGCCGGGGCCACCGCGGCCTTCGCGGGGCTCGAACTCGCCCATCTCAGTCGTCACGTCCTCGATGGTGGGCTCGTAGTCGAAGCGGAAGGGCTTCGAGGCGCCGTTGGCTTGGCCCCAGCACTCGTAGAACTCCAGGGGTTCGTCGGTAAGCAGCGCGAAGCGGACGGAGCCGCCGTCGGGAAGCTTGCTGAGGCTGAGATAGCCGCCGCCGGTGCTGTTGGAAGTAACAGCAGCAGAGGCTTGCTTGGAAAGGAAAGGCATTGTGGTTTCCGGTGTTTTGGTGGTCGCCCGAGGGCAACGTCTATGACAGTAACACGGGATTGACGCCGCGGCTAGCCTAGTAAAACGCCCCAGCCGCGGAAGGCGGCCAGGGCGCAAGTCAAACATTCCTGTAGGAGTCTAACACTGTGTCTCGTGCGACGCAAGAACTGCTGAATTTTGTGCGCCAGTTGCCGGAGGGCATGGCCTACGCACCCATTTACTGCGCTGGCAGCAAGCTCCAGTCCGGTAAGGAGTCAAAGGGCAAGGCGCCGCTGGAGCGCAGCCACCATCAAGTGTTGAATCCGGCTGACGTTGCTCTGCAGATTGAGCGGCGGCCTGATGTGTTCCAGGCGGTTGGGGTTTTTACCGGGGCTCGCAGCGCGGGACTCGTGATTCTCGACGTGGATCGCAACCTCTCCCGACTGCTGAAAAAGTGGGGCGAGACGCTGGAGCGGGCTCCGAAGGTCACCAGCACCAAGGCCAACGCGGCGAAGTATCTGTTTCGCGTCCCAGAGGCGCTGTGGGGCGTTGTAAAGGGATTTGGGCTGTCGGATACCGGCGCGGGTTATGAAGTCCTCTGGGGCCGTCAGGGGCTCCTCTACGGGGCTTATCCGGGCTCCAGTGATGGGAAGGCGCCGGCGGGGGAATACGGCTTTGAGGGCGACCTGGAGGCGATCCCAGAAGCTCCGGCGTGGTTGCTGGCGGAGATGCGTGATCACGCCGGCAAAGAGGTGGCCGACGGCGGCTTCATTAAAAACCGGAAGGCACTGGATTTCTCGGATCGAGACCCGGCTGAGGTGGCTGAGATCATTCAGTCGGCGCTGAAGGTGATTCCAGGGCAGGGGGCTGGCAGCCGGGACCACTGGGTGAAGGTGGGGATGGCGATCCACAGCGAGCTGCCGACTGACCTAGGACTAACGCTGTGGTCGGCGTGGTCTGCCGAAGATCCCGAATTTTCACAGGAATGGGCAGATAGCAACCCCTGTGAAGAGGTCTGGAAGAGCTTTCGGAAGGGGCCGGTGAGCCTCGGGACGCTGTTCTGGATGGCGGACCAGCAGATGCCGGGCCGGCTGTGGTTGGCGGAGGATCTGCGGAAGGTCGTGATGCAGCTGGAGGTGGATGCCTCACCTGAACAGCTGCCGCGATTTACCGAAATCATGCTGGCTACTCGGGAGGCGCTCCAGCTGGAAAACCCGGCTGAGCAAAAGTACGAGCTTCACAAGATCGCGTACAAAGCCAAGATGCGCGACGCTTTTGAGCTGGAGAAGATGTATGTCGATCAAGTCCAGTACGAGTCTCAAGCTGAGACGATGACGGTGGCTGAGTTGCTCCAGCAGGACTTTGAGCGGAGCTACTTGATCCCGGATCTACTGCCCAATCCTGCGGTGGTGCTGATTTACGGCGCTGGCGGTGATGGCAAGTCAATGGCCGCTTGGACTCTTGCGAAACACGTTGCGACTGGCGCTCCCTTTGTCATCAGGGGGCATCACGTTCCGGTGCAGCAGGGTCCTGTGTTGCTTCTGAACGGTGATCAGCCGCTGGTGCAGATGCAGGAGCAGCTCCAGGAGATTGAGATGCCGGCTGATGCGCCTGTGACTTTGAGGACTGACTGGACGCTCCAGTCGTATGCGCGTTTCCAGCGGCTTATGGAGCGGCTCAAGCCCAAGCTGGTGGTGATCGACTCGCTGATTGGCTGCTCTGGTGGTCGAGCTTTTGATGAAAACAAGTCCGACTTCGCTACGCCGCTGTACTGGCTGACACGTAACAACGGCGTGTTGTTTCCGGCAACCACCATCCTGATCATTCACCACGCCAACAAAACCGGCGGGTTTAGGGGAACCAGTGCCATTCGGGATGCCGTTGACGAGACCTGGAGCCTGAAGCGGCCCAGCGATAAGCAGGTGGAGCAGACCGGACCCAACACCCGGATCATCACCATCGAAAAATCCCGGTCTGGTCGTGGTGGCACCAGCCTGCTGCTGCGTCAGGAGGCCGACCTGAGCTTCACGCTGTCTGATTGGACCCCGGAGGTCGATCCGGGTGAATCGACGCCTTCTGGGGTCACTGACAGGGTGCTCCAGCGCCTTCGTGTGGTTTACCCGGCCGGTAAGACCCGTGAGGAGCTGAACAGTGATGCAGTGTGCGGCGGCAGCGTGGCCGCAATCAGGAAGTCGCTCCAGCGGCTGGAGAAGCGGGGGCTTATCCAAGTTTCCGAGGTTCTGCCTGCTGGAAAGGGAGGTCGTCCAGTCAATGTGTACCAGGCAGTAGTAGCTCTCTCGCGGGGAGAGGTTGAAAAAGAGTGTCCCCTAGACCAAACCACCAGTATTTGCAGTGGATCTGCAATGGGACACACCCCTGTTCTGGCGGCAGAGTGTCCCACATCAGAAGGCACTGGGGAGACTGATGGGACACAGACTCGAAATTCCAAGCCCTGTCCCATTGCTGATCCGTTGCAGGACAAGGGATCTGAGCAAGTGGACACCTCTGAGACATATCCCCGCGTGCGCGAGGAGCGTTCGGAGGCAGAACTCAGCACCCTGATGGAGGAAGCCGCACGGCTCTGGGACTGATGGACAAGTTCAGACCGCCTAACTTTTTCCTAGGGCTCATGCGGGTTGCCGCGTGGCTGATCTGGAGAGAACCCGTGGCTAAACCTGAACCGCCTCAGCCGAAGCGTCCCAGGAAGCCAACCTTGGGTTACACCGTCGGTGACATCCCCTTTGACCTGCTGGCCGTGGTCCGCGTGCAGTGGTACCGGAGGGGCCGGGCGTATGAGATCGAGGAATACCAGATCGAGGAGTGCCCTGATGCCCACGCGCAGTTCCACTACATCGTTGGGACGGCGCTCAAGCAGGGCGCTGACGTCTGTGTTCTGACCCAGTACCAGCCGGAGGAGCTGGGGGTGCCGACGTGATTCCGCCGGTTGTGGTCTTCGGGCTGACGTGGCTGCTGGGGATGCTGGCGGCCACGGTCTATCTGACCACATGGTCACATTAAAAATTGCAACAGCCCGGCTGGACGCCTAGCTGGCTGTGTGCAACAGTAAGGGCACGCCCGCAACGGCGTGCCTTTTATTACTGATTGACATGGACGATTTCACCTGCACCAAAGTCGACAACATCAAGCTCAGCCCGTGGTACTTCGCCGTCCACTGGGCCGGAATCCACCTTCAAGAGAGAATCGTTGATAGCGAGCGTCTCGGTATAGACCCGACCTACGACATACTCCAGCTCCAGCAGCTTCAAGACCTAGAACAGTTTTTGAAGATGAGCTGGGATGCCTGGATGGATGGCATCGAAGCCCGCCAAACTGCTACGGAGGCCAAATGAGCCAGGTACTAGAAATTGAGGACTTGTGGTTTGAGGATGGCGGCTCCCGCATTGTTGTTGATGCCGTTGTTGACGGCATGGTTGTGGTCATTCCGCAAAGCAACCTCTACCCGGCAGAGTGGGGGCCTGCCTTGTGCCGAGGCTCCTTCGACCTTCACGAAGAGGATCTGATCCCCGCCAGCGATGAAGGACTCCGCAAACTCCTCTCCGAGCGAATCGACGACTGGGCCCCGATCGACACGTCCGATTGGGACGACTGAAGCCCGAGAGCTTCGGAACGAACCCGATTACGACGACTGGGAATACGGCACCGAGCCGATACCCGGCGACACGCACTGGGTCCGCGCCAAAACGCTGACCCAGCTGTATCGTCACCTGATCTACGTGTTTGCCACCAGCGACACGATCTGCTCCAGCAGACTCGCCAAGCTGGCCATCCACGAGATTCTCAAGTTGCGTCTCACGGATCTCACCCGGTTACGCCACCAAGACCCCAGGTATTTCGCATGAACTTTGACTGGTACAACGATTACTATCGGCAGTCCCGGGGCTACGGCCCCGGTGAAATCGCCGATCTCTATCGGCAACCTGCTAAACCCTCCACCTCCGTTCCAAGGGAATTTCAAGGGCGTTTTGCGACGCCCGCTGAATACGACGCTTGGGTGCGTGAGCGCTGGAGCATTTACACCAACGGCTATTGATGACTGAAAACAATCTGGTTCCGTTCTACAGGTCCTTCCTGTTGAGCCAGACCGTCTACTTGGACAAGATCAAGGAGATGCCGCTTCGAGACCTGGAGCTGCTCAACGTGGAAACGCTGGCGGCCCTTAACGAGGCTCGGCACAACTACGCCGCGATCGAGGACAAGCAAAGCGAGGACGCCAGCAACGAGTTCCGGCGCATGAAAATCGCCGGCTACTTCCAGGCTGCGCTCCAGATCGAGCTTTCTTCTCGCTGATCCTGTACTACACTCTCACCGTTCTACTGATGAACATGCACATCCTTTCTGACGAACAGTTCCAGCAGATTGTCACTGCCCTGGAGCACGCCTTCGTGGCTATCAACGCCTGCCAGCACGTCGAACTCGACGTGACCAAGCCGGCAATCGCACCAGCAGCTAAGCCTGCACGCGCAACCACCGTCCAAACTCCGAAGTCTCAAAGTAAGACTCGTGTGTCGCGCCGCAAGGCGAGGGCGGCGCTGACGGAGAAGAAGGTGCTGGAGATCAAGCGCCAGCTGCAGGCTGGTGGCAAGTCGGTTGCCAAGATCGCTAAGGAGTTTGGCGTCCACAGCACCACGATCAACTGCATCAAGTGGGGCAAGACGTGGAAACACGTGACGCTCCAGCAGGATCAGCCCACCACGGTGGTGATCTGAAGTGTCGATCCTGTGTGACCACCAGATTGTGTCGCTGGTGCGGCGGAATCTGGTTAGCCCCTACGACCAGGAGATGGTGAATCCCGCGAGTCTCGATGTGAGACTCGGCGAGAACATCATGGTGGAGTCACCGTTGACTAGCCACTTAGTCCACCGCTCCATCGCGGGGCACACGCAGGAGGAACCTTTCTTGCTCCAGCCGCATGAATTCATACTTGCGGAGACGTTGGAGGAGTTCCAGCTGCCTGACTGTATTGCTGGGCAGCTGGCGCTCAAATCCAGCCGGGCTAGGGAGGGGATTGAGCATTTGCTCGCTGGGTATATCGACCCTGGTTACAAAGGACGGTTGACGCTGGAGCTGCAAAATGCACGCGCTATGCATCCAGTTGCATTGTGGCCTGGGATGCGGATTGCACAGATTGTGTTCCACCGCATGTCGATGTTGCCCGGCAAGGATTATTCGATGACTGGCCGTTATCACGGCGATACCACCGTTCAGGAATCCAAAGGATGAGCGACTTTCAGTTCCAGGTCAGTGATGCGGTGCATCATCCCAGCCATTACACCGCCGGGAAGATAGAAGTCATTGACATCTTGGAGGATTGGGTCCAGCACGCGCCAGACGCTGTGGTTGGCTCGCTCCAGTGGCAGTGCCTGAAGTATCTCAGCCGGATGTGGCTGAAAAAGGATCCGCTGGAGGATGCGGAAAAATGTCGGTGGTACTTGAACCGGCTCATTAACACCCTTGCAACCGAGGCTTATCGCAATGACTGACTACAAAGCAACGCCCGAAGAGTGGCGGAAGATTGAAAATAGTCAGGTATTTAATGCAACGTTTCAGAAGTGCGTGCTGGAATTGCGTTCCAGGGTTGAAGCCCTTGAAGAAAACTTCGAGTCGTTTTTTGAGAGTACAAATTTTTGTATTAACACGATTATCAATAGACTTGAAAAACTTGAAAAATGAATAAGCCAAAGAAACCGCCGACTAGGACGTCGTTTCAGCAGGGGTCGATTCCTGGGACCGCGGTGTTGACGCCGCAGAACGCGCTGGATTTGAGGCATCTTTATGCCTCGGGCACGTCAATTTCGGAATTGGCCAGGGTGTATGGGATTTCGTACCAGCACGCTTGGGACATCGTTAAAAACAGAAAGTGGAAAAATGCGTTGCGCCAGGTGTGATCACAAGCGGATGGACGTGGATCGCACTTGCCGGGATACGGCGGAGTCGATCTTGCGCCAGCGAAAATGTCCGGAATGTGGGCACAGGGTTTTTACGGTCGAGGTTGAGCTGCCCGATGGCGCAGCTCAGCACACAAGGACTGGCGTGTTAAAGCGCCTTCCAGGATTTTTACGTGTTCGTTTTTTCTGATGCAAGTTCCGATCAACAGTCGCCGCTGCATCCAGTGCGGCGCCATCACCACCAATGCCGTCTACTGCTTTAAGTGTTATCGCTCCAGCGATGCAGGAAAAGCTGAGCTGCGGTTGCAGCATTTGTTGAAAAAGCAC